AGCTCTGAGCAGGCAACTGCCCGCGCTTTCGGTCTGATGTGTACCCCTGGCAGCGGGTTTGCGAAGTCGATCAACGACCCCAACTTCAAGATTGACCTGGGCGGAAACTAGACCGGTCAGCGCAGTTCACAGCGGTTCCAGTTTTTAGTCAACAACTCGGCACTAGGAGAATCTGAGATGAATGATTTTGAGAAGTTCCTGCAAAGCGACACTTTCAAGCAGGCCATTGACGAGCGTGTTGGCACTCTCGCAAAGGCCGACACTGTTGACCAGAACACGGGGCTGGTGTGGTACGACCTGAGCCGCATCGTTCAGGAAATGCACCCGTTCAAGCAGCTGATTCCGCTGATCTCCAGCCTCCCCCGCGTCCCCGCCGATGGCGGCACGGCGCACCGTTGGAAGAGGGTCACCGGCATCAACGTCAACAATGTCTCCATCGGCGTCCCTGAGGGCGAGCGTGCGGCCGCTTCCGCCATCACGGTTCAGGACCAACTGGCGAGCTACAAGACGATGGGACTCGAAGGTTCCGTGTCCTGGGAAGCCCGTCTGGCCGCTCTCAACCTCAAGCCCGATGCTCAAGGCGTGACGATTCAGGCCACGCTGCAAGGTGTCATGGTGGGCGAAGAGCAGACACTCATCGGCGGCAACGCCTCCACCCCGCTGGGTATCACTCCCACGCCCACCTTGACCGCCGCCGGCACTACTTCGGCGCTTTCCAACGTTCCCTACTACCTCGTATGCGTTGCCCTCAGTCATGCGGGATGGCGCACTGGCAGCATGGCGAACGGCATCCCCGGTCAGGTCACGTTGACCAGCACCACAGGAACCATCACCAACGTGGGCGGCGGATCGGCTCAGCCTTCAGCGCAGGCCACCATCACCCCGACGGCCGGCCAGATCATCACCGCCACCGTTATCCCTGTGGTCAACGCCGTAGCCTACGCGTGGTACTTCGGGACCACGACCGGCGCGGCCCGGCTCCAGGGCATTACCACCACGAACCAGGCGAAGTTCAGTTCGGTCCCGTCCACTGTCAATCAACTGATCACCGCTCTCCAGGTCAACGGCGCGTATCAGGACAACTCGACCAACACCCTGCTGCCCGATGGCATTCTCAGCCAGATCAACGGCTCCGTGTCCGGTTCCGCTCCTGGCACCGCCATGGCAACCAACCCGAACCTGCCCGTTGTGGCCAGCGGTACTCTCGGATATGCGGGCTCCGGCGCGCTGATCTTCCAAGGCGCCAGCGGCAATGCGGGCCTGACGATTGCCGGTACCAGCATCGTCGAGTTCGACGCCGTCTTCCAGGCGGCCTACGACCAGTACAAGATTGGCTTTGACCGGATTCTCGTCAGCTCCACCGACCTGAACTCGAACATCGCTCAGTTCTTGAACACGGCCAGCACCAACAACAGCCTCCGCATGGTGTTTGAGGCGGACTCGGGCAGCGGCTCTCAGATCGTTGCCGGGCGCGCGGTCAACGCCTACAAGAACAAGATCTACGGCAACACGCTGCCGATCGAAACTCACCCCAACCTGCCCCCGGGCACGATTCTGTTCTGGTCTGATCGCTCTCCGTACCCGCTGAGCGGCGTGGCCAACATCCTCGAAGCGCGTGTCCGTCAGGACTATGTGCAAGTGTCCTGGCCTCTGCGCACCCGGCGCAATGAATACGGCGTGTATGTCGATGAGACGTTCGCTCTGTACTTCGCCCCGGCCTTCGCCATCCTGACCAACATCAACCAGCCGACTGGAACCCAGACGTTCTAACCTACGGATGGATTTACAATAAGGCAGGCGGCGGCAACCAAACGCCTCCTGCCTTATTTTTTGGAGGGGATGAAATGGTAAGATTGCAGTGTCCTGAAGGCAATTCGCAGGTTTCTGTCGATGGCAGGAACTACCAAGCAGACGATACCGGGTTCGTGACCGTGCAAGAGGAGAGTGTCCCGAAGTTGCAGGCCATCGGCTTCACGATTTCGCCGGTAAGCATGACGGTGAGCCAAGAGGACTTTGACGCCATCGCCGCGAACGCAAAGGATTTGAACTTGCCGGTTCCGGGCGAAGTCAAGGTTGCCGGCAAGCAGAGCGCGCGCATCAAAGTGGAGTAACGCAGATGCCTCATGCGGTTGATTTGACGACATTGACGGACCTGAAGAACTACATAAGCCCCGCTTTGGGCCAAACAACCGCATCAGACTCAGCCCTGACAAAGATCATCACTGCGGTATCAGACGGCATCAACCGCTACGTGTCGCGCACCCTGGCCGTGGGCACCTTCGCCGAGGTTCGGAACGGGAATGGACGGCGCTCAATGCGCGCGCTGATCTATCCGGTCCTGAACGTCTCGTCTGTCGTACTGGCAGGATTCTACGGGGAAACAGGACACGTAATCCTCCCGTCTACGAACGGCTCAGCATCTCACCTGTCATGGGACAACTGGTTCATCAACCTACGCGACAATGTTTTCTGGGAAGGTCGTCAGAACATCACTTTGAACTACTCTGGTGGGTTCATGACACCGGGGCAGCTTGGGGTCCTGACCTTGCCGGGATGGATGGCGGCCGCAGTCACCCTGGCCAACGCGCAGATTCAGGTAGGCGGCTTCTATTATGAGTCTGTCAACTCAGGAACGACGGGTGATACACCTCCGGGAACATGGCTCCAGACGCGCAACTCGCTCACGAACGACAATGGCATCTTCTGGCGGTGCGAGGGCGCGATTCCGGTCCTGCCAAGCAATGCAAGCATGGTGCCTGACGATTATCAAATGGCCTGTTTGCAGCAATCGGCGCTGCTGTTCAAGAACAGGACCCGCGTAGGCGATACAGGATCCGGCGTCGGTCCTGACCGGATCAACTACTTCCTGAAGGATGCGCATCCGTCCACCATCTCGCTGTTGACCCCACACAAAGAAGTCTTTCCCATCGACGGCATGGGTGTCGTCTAACCACCAAAAGGAGAAACAAAAAATGTCAAATCTCAACATCATCAGCACGTCGCCCAACACTGCGGCCGCCCAGCAGACAGACCTCGTCAACGCTCTTGTGACGGCGGTCCAGGCTGTGCCCGTAACTCCTCCGGTGGTGACTGCCGTACCACTGGCTCCTGCTTCGACCACCTACACATACGCCGTGGTTGCCAAAATCGGCACTCAAACGGTTCCCGCAACTGTCACGATTACGACCGGTGCGGCTACGCTCTCGGCTGCGGCCTCCAACACCATCTCATGGAACACCATCCCCGGCGCCGTTTATGACGTATACCGTGTGGCGGGCGGCGCAAACCAAGGCAAGATTGCGGCCAACATCTCCGGCGTCACCCTGAATGCATACGGTGGGGTACAGGCCACTCCGATCAGTTTGAGTTTGGTTGACGCTGGGCTCTCAGGCGATTCCACCTCTGCCCCGACGTTCAACACTACCGGAACGCTGGCACATGGAGCAATGACGCCTGATCAGGTCGTTAACTCGGCGACTGCGGTCATCAGCATCATCACCGGAACTGTTCTCGTAACCTACGCTGGCGTAGCGGCCATGACCCTCGGAGCCCCGGTAGCGGGCCCGGCTTCAGCGGGCGGTCAGGATGGAGCCGAATTGCTCTTCATCACTACCACAACCAACCAGCACACAGTCACAACTCCAGCCAATGTCATCAATGGCAACAAGCACATTCTGACCTTTGCTGCCACGGCCAACAGCGAGCTCTCTTTGGAGGCCCACGGCGGCATCTGGTACTACGCCAACGCTGTGAACGCAGCAGTCGCCAGCTAAGCATGGACATCACCCTAGAAGGCGGCAAGCGGCTCTCTGCACGGTTGGATCATATGGGTCCTGCCATCAGAACGGCCGCGCGCCGCCAACTGGCAAACATCGGCGAGCACCTGGCAAGCTACGGGCAACAGCACTTCGAGGAATCAGGACTCAAGAGACGGTCTGGAAACCTTGCTGCATCTATGGCGGCAATGCCAGTTGAGGAAGACGAACACGGCCTGACCGGCGGCATGATGGCCGGCAAAGGCCTGAAGTACGGTCCCGCTCAAGAGTTCGGCGCAGAGATCGATGCAACCAATGGTCACATGCTGGCCATTCCCATGGAAGACGCATTGACGCCTGCAGGAGTGGCAAGGTTCGCTCCGCGGGACGCCAAAGA